TATTAACTGTCGCTGAATTAGTTCCAGATGTAACACTTCGTAATTTTTTATTAATTTTATTAGAAACTGATTTCGATACATCAAATGTTTCATTTACACATACAGATGACAATTTTACTATTGCTAATGCAATAACTGATTCGATTTTTGAGATAGCAGAATTCATTGTATTAGATACATTAGCTAATACTGCTGAAGCTGATTGACAATTTTTTCCTAATAAATCTACAGTATTAGCTAATAATGCTAGCGGCACTTGTGGCACTCCTAATACAGCTGGTATTAATAATTGTATTAATTTTACAGCATCAGCTGTGGTTTGTATAGTACCAAATGCGGTATTTACTTTTACCAATATTGGTTGTAGTGTTTTTTTTATATTTTGTATAAGATCATTAATATTCTTTAATTGTTGTTTTATATCGTTAATTCTGCTATCACTACATTTTATATTGCCAGGCAATGAATTTAATGCATTCTGTAAATACGATCCAATATTAGTTAATTGCGATAATTGAGCTTGTACAATTGGAATTAATTTTTCCAAAACGACTGCCGGTATAGTTGAACTTAGTGCCATTATATATTTTGATATTGATCGATTAGTATATTATCATTCATTAATTGATCTAGTAATAAATTAGCAGATGCTAGTTCTTGATTTAACGGTAATGATACTTGTCCTGTACCTGGATCTTTAAATCCCATTTGTATAACAGCTATTATTTTTTCAAATAACTTTTTAACTGCTGTACTATGTAACATTGCTTCTTTATTTGTAGTACGACCTAAAATTATTTTAGGAGCATTGATTTCAATTCCTTGTTTTGCATCTAATAGTATGTCATTTTGTTTCGCACATAATATAATACGATCTGCTTTGCCGATTAACTGCGATTTATTATATGAATTAGATGCATCTGCAATCATATTTGTATGATTCAATTCGAGACTATCAACACGTTGTGTGGAAGTTAACCATATCGATGCGCCATCATTATTTATATCTTCAGTAACAAATTCGCGAGCTGGTTTATTTTCTCGTTTATTTGAAATTATTATAATAGGATCACCCGGCGTATTTCCTGTAAATAACTTAGATTGATTTATATAGTAATTATAATCATATGGTTTTTCTAACGTACTACTAAAACGAATACTATTACCAGATCGGCCTTCTAATAAAATATCACCTTCGAATGGCTGTAATGGAGATACATTGGTTTCTTTAAATGTATTTCCAATAATATCATTATCTTTATTGATAACTACTACATCAGTGTAGCCTGGGATAGAATTATGATTGATAGATGATTTTATATCGACAGTTGATAAATAAAACCATGCTTCTTGGTTATGGCTATCAGTTGTAGGTACACTACTTTTAATTTTAAAAATTAATATCATTTCACCAATTAATGGTATTTTTTTGATATTATTATTTGCCGGTTTAGCATTAATAACTACTCGATTAGTATAATCATTAATTTCTGCAACTACTGAAAATAATTTATTTGTATTATTAGATTCAGCATCAGTTTTGTAATTATAAGTATCTTGAGCTACAGATATCACTTCTGCTAAACGTAGATCTAAGTTATTATAGTCCCAATTCATCGTTATTTTTCAGATTTTAATATAGATGACTTAATAGCTTTAGCTTCTGAATTAATTTTTTCAATTTCATCTTCTAGATCATTTGATAACGTTGTATCAGCTAATTTTAAAAGTTCTTCTTTTTCTTCAGCACTTAATATTCCATCATCACCTGCGATAGTTTGTTTAGTAGAAATGTATCGTTGTACAATAGCCGTTAATTTAACCAATTGGTCATCATTTTTAACGGCAACGTCTAGGTATTCCTTGATTAAAGGAACGATAACAGTTGCATCAGACGCATTTTTTATAAGGGGTTGCAACTGTGCAACTAACTGATTAATCTGACGTGCCATTTTTTTACTGTTATGATACACGTCAGACATTAAATCAGCAAATGTAATATTTTTAAATAATTCTGAATCTTTATCCATATGTATTTTTACATATAAATATTAAAACGGCAAATTTATGAAGTTATTACGTTCGTACTCTTTAAAATTAACTTCATAAATATCTTTCAATACTTTAACTACTCGAGTTATATTAGTAGTAACTAAGCCAGTACGTTCTCGTACAAAGATATAAAGTGCTTTCTTATTAAAATCTTCGATGGCTTCGCGAGATTCGAAAATATGTAATAATGAATCTGCTACATGAATGTCTGACTGATTTGTAAAAATATAATTTAAATTTGCATAACAATAATTAATGTATGCATCCATATAATATTTTAAAGTCTCTCGCATTTCACTATTATGCTCTTCGATAATTACATTTCGTTGTTCATCGATATCTAATTCAATAGAATCCTTTTTTAATTTTTTATATGCTTTTTCATTTTCACCGATTAAATAGTTAAATGATGATCTAGTATAATACGAATATGCTTTACCATGCTCTGCATTAAATTTAGAAAGACCTTGTGTTAAATGAGTTACTAAATCTGTCTGTAAATCATTAAATGTTGAATCAATATAGTCTGGTTTAATTTTATTTATGATATTCTCAGCTAATTTCATGAATGCTGGATATATAAATCTACGATACACCTTCTCGCGCTTTACTGGATTATCCGTTCTATTATACGCTATAATAGCTATTTCGGTAATCTTAGTAAAATAATTATTGGATTTCTTCGCTCGCTTCGCCATTAAATTCTGTATTAAGTTCGTTAATTACTTGTTTTAACATTTGAAATGTCGTACCAGCTTCGTCATCAGATTCAAATGCACCTTTACTATCAATATTCTTCATTAACTCATACGCTTCTTGGATTGATGAATACATATGTATATTTAATGCATCTAATCCTTCGATAGTTTCTTGTGCATCTGCTAACCATCCTGCAAGTATATAAGCTCTATAACCTAAATAGCCAGCGCCTACTGCTAGTAAAGCGCTAACTAATATCAATGTAATAATCATTATTTAATCTATATTAAATGAACTAAAAATATCATTAATCGCAGTCGTAACATCTGGATTATTTTCTGCTAAGTTTTTCAACCCATTAGATTTAGTAGCTTTTGACTTTTCAACAACCGCAACTGGTGTACCTGCTTTTACATTTCTCCAACGCTCATATTCTATAATAGAAGCCATATGATCTGCATGGTGTAAAATAACTGGTAAATTTGTTTTTAATTTAGCTTGGGAGCTCCTTGCGACGAAATATGGTTTATTTGCTTCATCATACATACCATCATGAATTTTAATTGCTTGGTATTCATTCCATGATACTTTAACTCCATATTCTTGTAGCAACCATAAAGATAAATCTGGCACCATTGCAAACGGAATATTTGCATTTGTTTTATAAAGTTTACCTTGATTCTTACGATGCCAATCTGATGTTTCTACTTGATATACTTCATTGCCATCTCCTGGAAATCCTGACTTACCTAAATCATGATGCATTGCAGCAAACAATAATTCTTCTTCGGTATAACCAGACATATCAGCTCCAGTAACGGTCCAGGTATTATGCAAAGTTAATGCACAATCAATTACTCGAAGTACATGATCTACATAACCTCCTGCAAAAGCATTATGAAAATGTTCCATGGAAGATGCTGGCATAAATACCATTCGATCTTCTAAATCATCATACATTTTGTTTAATGCATCTTTACGGGTAGGAAATAACTCATTAACTAATTTGCGGTAACGTTCCCAATTGTCTTTGATTTTTTCTGCTTCTAACATAACTTATTAATTTACTCGTTCTTTTAATATCTTTCCGTCGACCAATTGTTGAACACAATTTGAACATGTAACCTTTTCAACTTTTAAATCGACTCTATCACATACATTTGTGCAATATTTACATTGCAACTTTTTGTAACCAGATGGTCTCCTTGATGGTTTCATTCTCGGTCGATATAATATAACGCAGATTCTAATTTTTTAAATGCTGCACTTAAGTTTGCAATAACTGATTCTCTATCAATTTTATTTTCTAGAACCGAACGTCCTAAGTTTTGGATAATGTCTTTTGCATCCTGAACATCATCAGTGATTTTTGCTTTGTAACGATAACTTGCCATAATTAAACTTTATTAATAAATATTTGACTACGGTATTGTAGCCCTTATTATAACCTATAATATATAATTAATTTCAACTATCCAATATTTATATTAAATTAAATAAAGAAATTTATATGAAAAATATTTTAGCAGAGAATATGTTAAGATTTGGTGTTAAAAATTTAAGTTCGACATCAAAACAAACAATTCAATTTTTAATAGAACAAGAAGATGAACAACAAGACACTACCAAACAAGAACCAGATCCAAATAGAATAGGTGCTGATGATGCACAACCATATATGTCATTGTCAACCGATCCGGCTGTTTTGGACACGATAACTCCAAGAATTAAAGCTGCTGGTAAAACTACTCCCAATGCAGATATTGAAAACGAACTTCGATCGGCACATGGAACGTCTTATGATGATTTTATTAAAAATCTAAATAAAGGAACTGATACGGCAATTAATTGGTATTTAAAACTAAACCAAAAGAACCGTAATCTCATGATAGGCCAATTTAAAGAGTATTTACAATCTAACCCAGGGAAAGATACCTATGGGATAACTATAAATCGTGGGAGACCTACTAAAGAAACTATAGCAGCAGAAAAAAAATCTCCAATATTAATACCATTTATTGTTGATATTGCAGGTGATAATGTATTTGTCGACAACAGTTCGGCATTAACATCGAGAATGAAAGAAGCAATTGATACTAGTATACAAGATGCTATTAAAAGAAAAACAGAATTAGAAGTTGATGGTATTAAACTTAATTTAAAATTAAATAATTTAACAGGAGCTGCGTCTGCTAGTAGATTTCGTAATTCAGAACAAGCTGCCAATCTGACCTTCAAACAGTTATCAGAATTAAGATTACAAACTGCTATTAAATATTTATTAGAGCAATTAAAAACACAATTAAAGTGCGATTTGTCTAATTATACTACAACAAAAGGTGGTGGATATAATGGGGATGGTACATCTGGACCAAATCCACCCGTAGGAAACTTCGTACCAACTGACGGTACATTTAATAACATTGTTAATAACCCAACAGCTGAAGTCAGAAACCAATTTGGTCCACCGCTTGCAAACAAAGCTGCATATAATAATTTTAAATTTTTATTATTAACTGCAGATATCAATGGTTTGACAGTTATACCACCTGAAGATGAACCTAAAGTACTTGTATATCAAAATTATTTAGTTTCATTTGGTTCAGGGGATATTGTAAAACTAAAACGTAAACATGCAAATATGGATCAAGGAGGTATGGATCTTAAACGGAAAGTTAAAAATAAAGCGTTAAAATGCTCGTTTACAACAGATGCTCAAGGCACTACAAAATTAGTTCAAATAGCAAAATAAATTATATTAAAAATGGGAGTTAATGACTCCCATTTGAACTATCTATAAGAATCACACTAGTAACTATTAAATTCTTTGTATCAAATCCTACGTAATTTGCATTTTTTATTGTTAAGATTCTATTATGTCCTTTTGAATTAATCCAATGGTTTAATATAACTTGTTCAACTGATATATTATAATATTGCATTTCTATTATATAAGCATATAAGGTACTAGTTCTTAATAAATTCTCACCAGCATTCTTACAAGAAATTTTAATAATTTTATCATATCGATTATCAAATGTCTGATATCCTGGAATATTAGTAGTATGTGATAACTCGATGCCATGGAGTTTACAATTATAATCGACTATAAATTTAGTAGCGTCTGTTGCCGGTAAATATTCAGTAACTGGTGTTAAATTTAAAGATGCTCTGTATTTATTAAGGCATTTAATAAATCTAACTTTGATAGTATCAATTGGTATTTTTCTTAATGAATCTGATATCTTAGCATACTTATCCATATCCATCTCATATACTTTACCATCGATCACGGCAGAATATTGAATTGGTTTTCTTTTTAAAAATTCAGCGTGTAATTCCGGGGTCATTTTAAAATAACTAACGGTATTTTGTGATATTACAAATTTGGTAACAATTAATGATATGATTAAAACTAACTTTTTCATGGCTCTTATTTTTAATTGGTTAATTAATTAATTCTTTTATACTATAAATATATGAAATCACTAATTAGAATCC